CCGTAGCCGCCGCCGTAGACGTAGCCGTACCCGCCGCCGTAGCCAACCGGCATGAAGAGGGGAATCATAGCCCCCACCCTTCCGGTACCGGGACGCAGAACACTTCAGCGCCCGCCGGAATGTCCACGTCTGCAACAGAACGCAGATCGGCGTTTGCCTCTTTGGGATTGTCAATCATCCCAGAAAATCCAAGAGACGCCCACTTGAAAACGTGCAGCGCGTTGGTCAGCAGAATGCGGCCATCTTTGCGGGTCATGTCGCCAGCAAAAATCCAGCCGCGGTCCACCACAACAACAGCGCGGTTTCCGGCTGTAGATTTTACAGGTGCATATTCAACACCGTTGATAGTTACGTTTTCCATCAATAATCCTTCCATATATGCGCCGGACCATCCCGGCCATTACGTCCTACCACAGGGCGGGCGTGCTGTTCTGCTTTGATAAGTTCACGCAACCACGCTGCGGCTTTTGGATCATCTCATTGTAATAGTTCAATGGTACATCTCCAACAAAGCAGCCTTTGCTGTTTTTAGTGAATAGCAGTGCCGGATTTCTCCATGCACTGAGACAGCACGATATAAAATAACACCGGGGCGACTTGGGTATTTTGCTTTGCGTGCCCAGCCCACAATCTTGTCAAAGTATGACATTTCATAAGTGCCATCTGGTGATTTGATAATTTTAATTGGATTCTTCATTTTCATCTCCATCAATAAGTAAAGGTGGGGCCGAAGCCCCACTGATTACGCAGCAACGATTGGATCTTTAACCGCCTTTACGCGGATGGTCTCAACTAGCGCAACCTTAGTGCAGGCCGCTACCTGATCATCGGTCAGGATCTCACGGACGAGCTTGGTGTCCAGCGTAGACCGCTCAGACAGGCTGAGAATAACAATGTTACGCTCACCCACCAATTCCTCACGGCCAAGCGCCTTGATCTCAGCCTTCAGCTCATCCTGCAAGTGCAAGAGGCCCTTAATTTCAGCGGCAAGATCTGCGTAACGATCAGCAAGTACAGTCATGGTTATCATATCAATCTCCTATCAATCAGTGACAAGATTAGGTTTACACTATGAAGAATCTTCAGTCAACAGGTGTAAAGAAAATATTTCGGAACCCAAATCACGATTTCGGTTCAAACCCACCTTTGAGCATCAGCGCAACAATCAATGATGTGCTGGTTCCAGTTAGAGAATAGTGCCTTGGCTATAGAAGAATCAGCAGGGATGGTGGAGCGGACATCATCGTCCGTCCAATCGGCATCACCGTCTGTGATGTCTACGAGCCGCAGCATTTCTACGTCCCAATCATAGGACTGATCTGCGCGGTCATATGAATAGTTGATCGTAAGTTCACCGCCATACAGGCGGCCCTGAAATTCAAACTCATCAATCTCTACAATCAGATTTGTCATCAGTCATCTCCATCAATCAGTGACAAGATTAGGTTTACACTATGAAGAATCTTCATTCAACAATAATTTATCCTGTGGATAACTTTTTTATTTTATCCGCGTTCTTTTGCAACCAACGCATTGTTTTTACAGCAGCTTCCAGTTCTTCTACCCGCCGTAGCTTGAACGTAAGTTCTTCCGGCTGACGTTTTTTTTGACGGATGAGATCTTCAAGAACCTCACATTGATGCTTGAGCCCAAGGTAAGACAGCTCCACTGCATCGGCTTGCGTAGCAATATCAATCGTCATCCATCGGCTCCAAAAATATTGCGCACTCAGGGCCAGCTTTGACCCACGCTAGTTCTATGACTTCGCAATACGAATCATCCTCAACAATTCCAGCAGATACCAGTATGTCATGGGCGGCCTTTTCCAGATTGCCGAGATCACGTCTGCGCCGATCCGGGCGAACAGCCTCCAGCCGCAGCCGGTAATGGCCGGTAATCTTGGCTTTACCACGCATCTGACAAAATAGTTGCCAAAGACTTAGAGTGCGCCAATCGGTATATTTCTTACTTCTGTACATCCTCCCCTTCCCCATCTTCCACACGCGGTTCACGCTCGGTGGCAAAGTCAGGATAAATTTCAGCGGATCTAGCTTCATGTAGCAACCTATAGACCTCGGACTCAGGCCGGTTTACCAGACGAGAAATTTCCAGCGTGTCCAGACCGAACTCGCGGAATAATTTTAAGACTGTGCTAGGCAAAAGGGTTCTAGTCATTATTCGCAGCAAACAGGTCTGGACGCACATCCCGGATATCCATATTACACAGTTTAGCTACACTCGCAGCATGTTTCAGCGGAACTTCGGCCCACTGGTACACGGCCTGCCGACTCAAGCCCAGATGCTTGGAGATAGCCCGGACACCTCCTGCTGCGATAATCACCATCAGCAATTCTGGTGATCGGTCTTTTATTTTTTTCATTTGACAACTCCTGTGACAACATTTATCAACAAAACCTGTAACTGATTTGACGGAGATTGACAAATGATTACATCTGACGAGATCAATGAGATAGCCGCTGCATTGGCAAAAGCCCAAGGCGAGATAGAAGATGCCAGCAAGACTGGCCTTAATCCGGCTTTCCGCAGCAAATATGCAGACCTAGCAGCCGTCCGAGCGGTCATTCGGGAACCTCTGGCCAAAAATAATTTGGCTGTTACACAGTTCCCGTCCACAAATTCTGGAGAAGTTACTGTCCAGACCATGCTTGTGCATACAAGCGGTCAATACATGTCATGCAGTCTCACAATGCCGTGCGGTAAATGGGACGCACACGGGATTGGGTCGGCGATCACCTACGCAAGGCGCTACGGCCTTATGAGTATCCTTTGCCTAGCGTCAGACGACGATGACGGTAACGCCGCTGTAGAGGCCCCTAAACGCCCCGCAGCGCCTGTTGTAGATCCCGCCATTAAAGAAGAATTGATGGACGAAGGTAAAGTCGCAGCAAAGGCAGGTCTGTTGGCTGATTGGTGGACGAAGTTGCCCAAAGCCAAACGTGACATGCTCTCGTCCAAAGATAGGATTGAACTGAAAAGCATTAAGGTGGCGGAGTAATGGAACAGCGCACAGAAGAATGGTTCGCCGCTAGGCTTGGCAAAGTTACGGCCAGCCGTGTGGCCGATGTGGTTGCCCGCACTAAGAGCGGGTATGGGGCCAGCAGAGCCAGAGCCAATTACATGGCCGAGCTGGTTTGTGAGCGCTTGACTGGAGTTTGGGGGGACTTTTTCCAGTCAACAGCTATGAAGTGGGGCACAGAGCAGGAGCCTGCGGCTAGGGAGGCTTACGAGAACAAGAGGGGGGTCCTCGTTCTGGAAACCGGCTTTGTGCCCCACCCCACCATTACAATGGCAGGGGCCTCACCTGATGGGCTTGTAGGCACTGAAGGTGGCATTGAAATCAAATGTCCAAATACCAATACGCATTTGGATACATTGCTCTCTGAAAAAGTACCAGAACGGTATCTTAATCAAATTTACTGGCAAATGGCCTGCACGGGTGGTCTTTGGGTGGATTTCGTAAGTTTTGATCCACGGCTACCAAATGCCATGCAGTTATACATTCAACGTGTCCCACGGGACGATGCTGCAATCCGCAACTTGGAATCCGAAGTCTCAAAGTTCTTGGCAGAACTAGACGAGAAAGTTTCCTTACTCAAAGCAAAATACGGAGAGTTCTAATGGCTTATGAAATGAAAGACGGTCAGGGCGGCCTGTTTCGTAACAAAAAGAAAACCAATGAGCAGTCGCCGGACATGAACGGTGATCTGAAACTTGACGGCAAAATGTACCGGATTGCGGGGTGGACCAAGACAACGCAGAACGGTGACAAATGGCTGTCCCTCAATATCCAGCCTAAAGAAGATAGTCCCGCACCAGACCAGCCAATGGCTGACGAAGAAGATTTGCCGTTCTGATGTCGGACCTGCCACTCTCAGAACAGTTTCGCATCGTAGCTAAAAAATGGGTGGATGCCGATGCTGCTGCGTCTATTCTTGAGGAAAGTAAATCAGCTTTCCTGAGCAAGAAAATGGCTGATCTCGGTGATATGCCGGTCAGCCGCGCAGAACTGACAGTCAAAGCATCTGCTGAATGGACTGACTACATCAATGAAATGACCACGGCCAGAAAGAACGCTGCTACACTGAAGGTGCAACTGGAATATATCCGTATGCGGTTTTCGGAATGGCAGTCCCATGAAGCTACTAAACGTGCAGAGATGAAACTATGAAACGTGTACGCATTACAGCTAAAATGCGTGCAGATATATTCCTACGCCACAACGGAATATGCCACCTGTGCCAAATGAAAGTCATTCCCGGACAGGAGTGGGACGTTTCACATGACATACCGCTAGAGGCGGGCGGCAAAGACGATGATAGTAATTGGCTGGTAGCCCACCGCAAATGCCACCGGGCTCACACAGCAAAGATTGATGCTCCGCTGATTGCAAAAGTTAAACGTATCCATCAAAAGCATATCGGAGCAAAAAAGATGTCCCGGAGCCCACTGTTGGGAGGAAGAAATAGCAAGTGGAAACGTAAAATGGATGGAACTGTTGTTATCAGAAATGAGGAATGATTGATATGGATACAGTAAAAGTGACAGCTAATCGGCACACAGAAACAATCAAACGTGAGGTTATCCTATGCGGTCTAAAAGATCTAATGATGGATCGGTATGCTGGGGACAACAGGACCCAGCTAGAACCGCATCAGAAACTTTACCTCCAACCTTCGGAAGGGTATCCCATTATTGGGATGCCTGCGGCGAACATCATGTCATTTCTGTCGGCCCACAATACAAACTCGGCCCCGAAAAGGCTTCGGGACAAAAGACAATACAAAGACATCGCAAACGCCTGCCTTAGCTTTGTGGATATAGAACAGACGTTTATTCCATTGCTGCGGGATGG